ATCCAGTTAAGCCATATAGCGGATTAAGAGTAGAAACATTTTCTAATTTCATTGCATCCAGTGCGATATAATAATTAGCTGACGGCAGATCACTTACTATGGCACAAGTATATATTTTAACCATGATAATACTATTCCATGAAAATCCTTGAGTTGTATATAGTTCTTGTAATTGTTTTGTAATTACATAGTATCGGTTTGTTGTAAAATCATATTGCCCTGCGAGAAGACCGTTATCTAGGTCTGCTTCAAATCTTGCAAAATCTCCAGAAGTATTTAAAAACTCAACCAGTATCCGTACGGTATCTGGAACAGAAGATGATGCTCCGTTCTTGCTGATTATAGAAAATGCAAGCCTTAATTCGTCTATTGGTGAGTTCTTAGTAAAATCTAAATTAGGGTTTGAATATTGAATGTTATTTGATCCCAACTCAATTTCAAAGTGATTATTATCTAGTCCAGTAGAAAGTGCAATTGTTAGGTCTGACGAGTTTCCTTTAAGGATAATCATGTTATTTAAAAATCTGCATCTTTCATATCTACCTAGGCGAGATGTTTTATAGAACATACTGTTATCGGCATTTGTTTGAAAAGCTTCTTCGGTAGTTATAATCACATTATCGTTTGCTGGTGCATCTAGAGCTGCTGTAATTGTTGGTATTGATGTCGTGCTAGCAGATGTATTATATTGCCAGTTTTCTCCTTGACTAAAAGAGAATATAGTTTTGCTATCATATGAACCAGCAGATGCGTTTGATCCAGCAGAATAAATACCAACCTCTGTTATTTCGTATCTTTCTTCTGTCGGCAATTCTGCAGTTAAAACAATTTTACTTATCCCAGATTCATTGACCACTCCTCTTGACGAGATTGGCACACGAAGCATTTCAAAGTCCAATGACTCCTTAGCAGAATAATCTGGCAGGGCGTCCTCTGTCTGCAGTGGCTTTGGGCCACAACCTATGGCAACATAAGATGCATAGGCTGGTACCTGACCAAGCATATACTTAGCAATAATCTGTTTTCCAATATTAGTTATCATGATACGATTTCCTCAAAATCCCTCTCATATAGTATAGCATCTGTGGATATCTCTACCTCAACTTGCTCTTCAGCCAATAAATTGACTAGATCTATTACTATCCCACCAGTATCAAGATATACGTATGAACCGACCAATCCGTTGCCAACCTCTGGTATTTTTTCTACTAATTTTATAGCAAACCCAGCAAAATATTTATCTGATGTGTCTTGACTACCAAGAATGTTCTTAGGATTGTACTGGTATTCAACTGATGTCAGATTCTTTACTGGTTGATAGGATATCTTTTGACCATTGATAATATCACTTCTTGAAATGCTTATTAATTCCTGTCCCCCGATATCTTCAAAAATTAAGTCTGTCATTATTTCAATTGGAACTGAATCGTCGTTAAAAAGGATTGTATCTATTGGAGCAGTCTTTACTGGTGGCGGTGGACTGGAGATGGTGGCATTCGATAAAAGCAAAGAAGTTGGCGGTGTCGGAGATGGCACTACTAGATCTCTGGTGGTGGCAAGGGCGACGGAGGCTTTATCTGCTACGGCTTTATCTGCTACGGCTTTATCTGCTACGGCTTTATCTGCTACGGCTTTATCTGCTACGGCTTTATCTGCTACGGCTTTATCTGCTGCTGCCTTTGCGGCGGCGGCTGCTGCCTTTGCGGCGGCGGCTGCTGCCTTTGCGGCTGCAACTAGTCCGACTCCAGGTAATTTAACAGTATTTGGAATGATCAGAGTAGACAATGATTCTTCACCCGTGAAGCCTTCACCGTCAAGCATCATTCTTGTATTGATTTGCATCTTATACCTCACTCAAATAAATAGTCATATCTGGCCCAGCGTTACTTCTTGCATACTCAATATTATATACCACAAACCTTGAATCATCGGCGGTAACTAAATCTAATCCATCATCATCCTTATAATCAATAGTTACAATGTCTCCAAGCTGAAGTGTTGGCATTGAGAATATGCTCATTCCAATTGATTTTTTGGGTACCATTAATTTTGTAGTTAACCACCCCATCAATTCTTCTGCTGCATCTTGTGACTGGATATAGGGGGTGTCAATTGAAAACTCATTCTTGCCGTAGATTAAACGACTAAGCTTAATCTTGTCATACTTGCTTTTTTCAACAAGCGGAGATGTTACAACTGCGCTACCCTTTAATTCTGGGTCTGAGAAGTTTCCACGTTTTGAAAAATATTCGTCAACAGTAAGCTCGTGTGTCGTGTCCTGAGTAAAAGTAATTCCTTGAATCCGTAAATAATTTCCACTTGTTTCATCTAGGCTTAAGGCTGAGTCAGTAGAGTTAAATATTAAGAATTCTGCACCATAGGAGTCTGCTTGAAAACCAGACACGGTGTAGCCCTTTATCCTATTAAATGTCGGAGAAAGCTTGGCGTATAGTGCTGGATATGCACGGTCATATTTTATATCAAAATAGGCACATTCCCTCATGATGGTTCCAAATTCATCAAAATACATATTGTATTTCGGAGGCTCTACCGAACTAATCCCAGAAAGATATGTAGACTGAATAACACCACTCATTGCATATTTTCTAAATGACTCACTCGCATTTATATTTTTATTTCCAAAAGCACTAGAAAGTGTTTCTCCAGCAGAAAAAACAGTATTCTGTGAATAGTTTTCAGATAGTGCATAAATGTTTTCAAACATAACTTTTGATGATCCCCGAACAAACGGGGCCATGTTGTTGTATATTGGTAGAGGATCTGGGTCATCTACTATCTTAATCAGGTTATTATTGATATATAGATAAAACCTTCTAACCTTACCAATATCTTGATACTCTATAGCTAGATCATATACGGTGGTTATGTCTTCTCCAGTTATTCTTTGCTGTCCCGTGAAATTTCCATCATCGACAATTATGTTTGAAAGACCTCCCCAAAGCTTCACTGGTATCGCTTTTGAAGATGCTGAATCCTTTTTAATTTTATAAAAAAGAACATTATTAATGGAGATTTTTGACTCGCCTACACTATTAAAATTTAAATAACTTTGAATATTTCCATCTGTCAGGGCAACTATTTCAAAATAATATCCATTATTTGTTTCTGGATTTACCATAATTGAAAGTCCACCCGAGCCACCATTTATGCTAACGCCTTGATCTGGTTTTGGATTGTTGATATTGTAATAAGAAGTACTTCCAATCGGTGTCTGGATTGTTTTCTCGTTGTTTTCAATTTTTCCAATAATACGCATACGCGTTCCAAAATGCTTATAGGAGTTCCCTAGGTTTTTATAAACATACGAAAGAAACCTTAATGGAGTTTCTGTTGTTTTAAAAGACGGTCCGTTCATAACAAATGCTGATGCTTGAATTGTTCCAGATTTTGTTGACATAGAACTATTTATATCTGTCTCTGTTAAGAAGCTAGTTGCCATAAAGTTTTTAATTATACTATCTCTTGTTGTTCGTTTAGCCAGGGTATTATTAATTCCCGCCGCCCCAACCGTTGTTGCTGGTAATATTGCTAACACATCTGAGTCGAGCTTTGTTGTAAACAGGTACTCCGTTTCCATCTCACAACCACGAACATAATCATTATTAGACCAATAAATATCTATACCAGCCGTATGTAGGGTTACTGGAGTTCCAAATTGACCGCGGCCATGTGACTCAACTTCTCCATTTTTTAATCTGGTTATAGTCTTAGCTGAATTAGATACATCTGTTATTGTTTCATAGTATGGGGTTGAGTAGATTCTGATCAGTCCCGTTGGATAAATTTTTCCATTAAAAGGAAGACGTGAAAAATAATTCTGATAATCATTATTATTACTAATCCAAACATTGCCAGTCCCAGTAATATTAAATTGGGCGGCATCAAATCTAATAATTTCACCATTTGAGTAGAAGTATCCCTTATATCTTGTTAACCAAAAAACATTTTCTCCGAGATCAATAATATTATTGGTAACGACATTATTAACAACAGTAGGTAGGCTAGATGTTAGGTCCGAGTTTATAGGCATAGCCCCTAGAACATACTTACTTTGTTTTGACGCTAGCTCATTAATTGTTTTAGTATTGTCTGTTCCAGAAACTTCCCACAATAGTGATGGCTTATATATCCAAGTTTTTTCTTTATCAATTAAGGATGCTTGGCGGATTGACCCGTAAGACCTTTGAATATACCTAGATGTATAATTAATTTTTCCATCATTAAATACATTTTTATCTTCAGACGCAATAGAAAGAATATTGGGCAAATTCCCTGATGTCTGGTTTTCAATAATCCCAGATTGTGACTGGTTGTTTGAACCAGAAAGAACCATGTCGGTATCTCTTTGGGTTAACGACGGCATCAAATAATTTTTACTCATTACAATAAAGTTATTATATTCATCAAAGAACATTGCCGACTGTGTAGATACAGCTAGCTGATTTAAAACTTCTGCCACATTTTGGTCTGGTGCTATAAAAAAGTAGGGGATTATTGGATCAATTTCCCCGTCAACTCTTTTAAATGTGTAGTTAGTAAAACCAATATAGTCAAGAAGCGTACAGACTGCATAGCTTAGCGAAGCCTCTTGGACTAACATTCTTGGCGCAGGCATTGATTCTAAAAAGAAGTAGAAGTCTCTTAAGTTAATTGAAAGCTTTGCGCCAGTTACGTCTGCCTGTGGTAGTCCTTCTGAATATAAAGTCTTTATTGGAAGGTGATAGTCATATCCATCAACATCTCTAATTGTTTCATAGAATACGAACTTTACATTTTTTCTTATATACTTACTAATAATGCTACTAGTATTATTTTCATTAAAGGCCTGGTCATCATCAAAGATATTAATTTGTCCTGTTGATGCAAGCAGCTGACCAACTGGCAAAGATGTTACACCTATATCGGATAGTATCTTTGTAATTTTAAAATCAATTACTTTGTCTGAAAGGTCTACAACAAGTCTTGGTGACATTTCAATTAAGTCAAATGTCGTATCAAATTTGTTCATTGTTTCTACAACAATGCGTATTCCTTTGATATATTGAAATTCTCTATACTTTGTTTTATTGTCAACTAGGTCTGTAAATGATGCTGGGGAGGTAAGGTCTTTAATAAAACTTGTTTCAGAGTTTACTGCTTCTGATGCTAGCTGCCAACCGTATGTTGGTACAAATGTCTTGTATACAGAGTCAACCGTGTTCCAAATATGGAAGGTTCCAACACTATTAGTATCACTAATAACTAAATAGGCGTATCCGTTAATTGGGGTTTCTGGTAAAAGTGAGGTAGATGAAAGAGTTTCAGCAAAAATAAAATTGCCTTTGTGTATCTCTGGAATCATTAATCCATACTGTAATTCAACATATCCGTCTGATCCTATAATTACAGTCCCGTCAGAGTTTAGTGCATTCGGACCAAACGTGTAAGCGTCTACCCAATCAGCTCCATTAAGATATTGTATTTTCCATTGCTTTGGAGTACTTCTGTTTGAATTACCATATAGTGGATCATCTAGGGTTCCAGTGGGAGATCTAAATGGTCCAAGATTAGCCGAACCAACATTTGTTTGCATTTTAATAACAATTCTATTTGCTGGAACGCTATCTTTATATGTAACAAATGGAACGGCGTCATTAATATAGTATCGACCTTCTGAAATATTGTTTGCAATACCCTGCTCAATATTGTTTTCAGTTCGGTATGAACTCCAATATTTAAATTGGTCATATCTCGATGCCATGTAGTATCTTGGTCGTTCTGCCATTCTTGAGTTTGTATTTCCTAAATACCGTCCTTTAAAATATGATAACTTGTTTATACCAGATCTTGGGCGAAATGGTTTTATACAATCCTCTAATGAATAGATCATTTTCATTTTATCTTTAGTTGATGTAAATAATTGCGGGATCCCATTATTATCATATCCACCATCAATAATAACATCTGCATCTGTAGCCCCAGTATAGTAATTACCCTGATCTGAAGAATCAAACTGTATTGGCAGCGTTCTGTATTGCACGTTTGAACCAAGTGGACGGTAGCGATAGTTGCCAAGCTTAAAGATATTGTCTGGCATGTTCATATTCCACTCACCCAGAATAAGGGATTGGCTTTGAATTGTTGCCGATGTTTCTAGATGTGTCTTTAATGTTTCACTTACAAACATTTAGGCCTCTTCCAGCGATACCGATATATTCCAAAGATCGTGATTGCTTCCTCCACGTTTTACAACAGAATAGTTAAAGTCAGAAAAGAAAACCTCTATAATTTGATTGTATTGTCCTAAATGTCCGTATTCAGAACTTTCAGCATCTTTAGCAAAGTTGTTATACTTATCATAGGCAAGGTACATCCAGAATGAGCCAGTGTGATCGTTGTACCAATCAAGCAAGTCTCCACCACCAGCACCACCATCTGCCGTATATTCCAGCAAGGATAGGTCTCCCCGAGTCTTATCTGAGACTCCAACTGTATCAAATAATGGATTTAGATTATGCGAACGGGAGGGTAAAAGATTCCAAGAAACTGACATACCAAGTTTATCTGCAATATGATGAGAGCGCATTCTCCCATTAATGGTTCTTTGTCTTTGTTCAATTCTTTGGGGGATAAAATTCATATCCGATCTATTATGGTCAGATAATACTAGAAATTGGTCTAGGAGGTTTGGGCTTGTTCCTACCCCTGGATCTGCTCCTACTTCGTAGCCAGTAGGCACGTACAAGCCACTGGAGAGCGTTCCAGCGTTGTTTGACCACAATATGGCCTGTGGCCTCTGATATCTCTTTCTGCCCGCTAAATACGCTGCTGTGGCCATTATGCTCTTTGTCCCCTAATTCTTTGTGAGTCAAGATATTTAATCTCATTTAATACTGCCTTGGCAATATTGTCGGGGGATGAATTTGTTCCACCAACAGTAATACCTACACTATAATTATACACGCTGCTAGAGTTATTATTGACAGAAGTTGAAGCATTATTTGATGTAGGGTTTATAGATGTTATATTCATTGGTTTGTATGATGACTGAGACATTGAGCCTTTAAGTGAGTTACCGCCAAAACTTGGGTAGGCAGAATTATTCATTAATTCTAGTAGTGGTCCAAATGTTTTTGTTGACATTTTATTCATTACAAACTCTCCTGGGGTGAGCATTGCAGGAATAGTGTCAGAGCCAACCTTGCCACCATTTGCCAGATATTTAAAATTAAATCTACCTCCACCACCACCTCCACCACCACCACTGCCTGTTACTATTGCTGATGGTGTGACAATTGCTGCTAGCTCCTCTAGTTTTTTCTTTGCTTCCGCTACCGCTGCATTTTTTGCATCTGCAATTTTTTGATCACGTAGGGCATCTTTACCAGTTCCAAGATTTCCACTTGCATCTTTATTAGCAACGTCTGCTTCTGCCTGAGCTAATGCTAGTTTCTCTAAAGCAACTGAGTGTATCGCTGCTGCTAAAGCAATTGCAGCCGTGGTGGCCCTCTTTAGCTCTTCTGTAAAATCAAATCCTGCTGCCTCTGCGTTATCAAGACCTTCCTGAATGACTATAAATTGATCTTGTTGTGCCTCTATTCCATCTAAAATATCTTTTAGTAGTTCCTCGTACAGGTCTAATAG